TTTCCAGTACATCGTATGCAATCTTAGCATTACGTGATAGCGTATCAACCGAGAGTCCTTTACCTTGTACACGCTTGTCTGCGGTACGTGGGAAGACAGCATTAAGGTATTCGATATATGAGTCTTGTGTAAATCTTTTACCTGCAAGGAAGGTAGCCATATCGCTGTATGTCTCCATCTTATCTTTTGCAATACCAAGAGCACGCTTTACCTGTGAAGCATCAAACTCTACACGGTGTCCCATCTTAACAGAGTTATCTTTTTTGCTGTCAAGTGACAAGGACAAAGTGTTATTGCATACTACACGGATAGGAGTAAAGCGAATATCGATTGCCTTACCATACTGGTGTGGATTTGAGAAGAGAAGGTATGAGTCAATACGATCACCACCTAGGATCTCAAATGAGTCCTTGACTTTAGCCAGAGCCCATACCATCTGTCCACCTTTGAGTGAACCAGCAGTATTCATCTCCATATCACCTGCCATGACATACTCATGGAAGAAGTCAAATGCAGTTTCATTCTGAACTGGATTCCAGTTCTCACCAACATTAGTAAGAATCTTGCCGTCTGTTTCACGGACCAGAGACTTTTGACCAGTAGGCATACGCTTACCGTCAAACTCGATAAATGATTCTACTTCGCGAACTTTCCAATTCAGTTCAGCTTTTTCCATCATTTGAACCGGTGTTAAGTCATTGCTGACTGGTACACCTAAACCATGCCACGGAACCTGACCGGCATACGCCATTGTTTCTACTTCATGCGCCATTATTATTCTCCATCATATATAGCAAGATTACAATGCTAGTTGTCATACCTAGCAGAATTAGTGAATTGGCAGCTGCTGATGTAGCAGCGCCAAGTGCGGTTAATAAGTAATATTTCATCATTTAAGCAGCCTTCAATAATGATGCAGCAACATTCCAAGTGCCGTCTGCTTCAGTTTTAACACGGATATTCTTTTTAAGAACTTTGATAACTTGACCTGACATAGCACCTTTACGACCGGTCCATGATACATGCTGTCCAACTTTGAAAGTCCTAGCAGCACGAGCTGTTTTGATATTGCGAGCATCATTGAACATTTGAGCAATTTCTTGCATTTGATCGCTACTTGCTTCAATAAACAGGCTTTGAATCTTAGACATTTGTGATTTATTTAACATTATATATTCCTCTCATTTCCATTTTATAGATCTATTATACCATAGTTTTCTTTAAAAGTAAACTAAAAAATGCACTCATTAGTGATTTTTTTCTCGACCTCTTTGATATGCTTGCACTTTGCATATGCAATGCAATCACACTCAAATCCGTAGTTGACCATTTCGACATAATACTTATCTCCTTTACTTCCAATAACGGGCCAACGGACACCAACTAAGTGATGGCCTTTGGTTTCTATGACTTCGCTTCCGTGACTCATATGAATAACAAGATTGGCAGTGATGCCATAGCAAACATGAAGATGATACCTAAAATAATCTGTCCCATAATAATCTCCTAGAATCTGATTGCAGCTAGTGCACAAGCAGTTTCGCTTGCTTCGATACCGAACTGTTCAGCTAACATACGCTGAAGATCTACATTAGGTGTACCTTCAGGCTGAGTCATACAAAACGCAATGATAAATCTCCAAGTATCGTTGTGATCTGGATTTTGAAATTCAAACTTAATCATTATAAAACTCCTCTTTTTTCATTTTATAGATATATTATACCACAGTTTTTCAGTAAAGTAAAGGAAAAAATGCACTTAAAATGAATTTTTTTTCAGATATGAAGCACTACATAAACTGGTTCAAAAAACTTTATAAGGAATATGGGTTGTTTTCTGCAATACTATATGCAAAGCATAATGCTAAGCATTACAATTTAGATGGTGAATATAAGTAAATTACTTATTATGATCCGAGTTCTTCAGCTACATCGAAGTTAACACCTTGTCCTACACCAATTATGCATGACGTTTCCGGTGAAAAAAACTCTACAAATAACCAGTACTGCGTATCAGGATTATAAAAGAATCCGTATGGTAAAGAGTACATCTCTTCTTCAACACGTGCATTACCAGTCATGGCCATCATAGGCAGCAAATCGTCTCTTTGAATACGCTTCATCACTGCATTAGGCGATGCACACTGTACTGGTTTTTCTGCCCATGTTGGTTGTTCTTGTGGCGGACTATAATCATTTGGCCCCGCAAATGCTACGTTAAGTCCTACTAATAAAGCTATTGTACATGCAAATGCGACAAGCAATTGTGCTCCGAACTTGTCTATCTTGTCGAACGCATCACGTTTACCATAATCTTTCATAATTATCTCCGATAATTTATGCAGCTTTTCTACTTAGCTCCTGTGTTGTGAGAGGGTTCATTGGGTTTACCCCTAACATATTTCCCCATGCCTCATAATAATGTCTCATACCTACTTCATCATGAATTGTAGAATTTTCATGACGGCCGTGTAGAATGTTTCTTGCTTCGGTACCTTCTCTCATGGTCGTACCTTGACCTGCAACACCGATTAAATCTTCATGGAGATTGCGGCCGAATGGTCCCCAAATAGAATTATGATGCTTTATTCTAGTCTGTCTTTCTTCTGGTGTATCTTTCCTGAGTCCATAACCACGGAACTCGATCAATACTTTGTTTGGTCCTAACGGTGTTACCGCGTCAGAACGATATGCGCTGCCACGTAGGTTGAAGTTAAATCCTGGGAAGAGGTCAACCATGTACCACTGGTTCGGTGGTAAGTTGGGGAATGAGAGTTCACCTCGATCCTCAAACCCATCGTATTCTTCATAGTTAACAGTAAAACTGCTGACATTGACGTGACCATTATCAAAAGGAATATTCTTTCTAGCAAAGTATTCATCATTAAATCCTGATACTCTATTAAAGTAATGCATAAAGTCGTGGTAGAACTCACTATTTGTATCATGCCACAGTTTATAGTTTGTATCTATAACTGCTTTATGATAGTGAAATACTTCCATCTCTTCTGTATCGATTGCATCTGCAATACAATCGAAAGCGCCGGCTGTCCAGCTTTCTACACTCTGTGATGGATTAGGATCGAGTGTTACCCAAACCATTCCACCATGTTTTACTTCACAATGTAGCTCTGTTCCTTCATCAGGTAAACTACTCATTACTCCACTAGGAGTTCTAATATTATGATCTTTATATGCCTTTACACCAAAATTAGAATTAACTGCTAAAACATTGACACCTGCAATTTGAGTTGTTCTGAAAGAACCTAAGTCATACATCTCACTTATATGACACATAGGAATCCAAACTTTAGCAAATATATCTTCTTGTTCTTGTTTGAATATCTCATAATTATTGTAGCACTCACTACTAATATATTCTACCTTCGGTGTCTTAGTCCAATTACTATGATTACGTGGTGGCATGTTTTCTCCTTATGAATAAGTTGAAGGATTCTGTTTCCAAGCTCCTTCGGGCTCATCAGCATTATGCCGCTAGGGCGTAACCTGTAGGTGCAAAATTATCGTTTGCATTTACTTTTTTGAAGACTCCTGCATCTGTCGATCCTATTTCGCCCCCATAAGCATGCACCGTTATCGGTGAATATTGGTGGAGGCGCCGGGTACCGCCCCCGGGTCCAGTCTACCGTCAAACATCTTCTATAGTATTTATAACTATTATTATACCACAGTTATTCATAAAAGTAAACAGCTAATATTCAAGTTGGCTGCTGGGGCAGGACTCGAACCTGCAAGCGTTTCCGCACATGAGAAACAGTCATGCGTGTTTACCGATTTCACCACCCAGCAATAAGTTTAGTATGGACCGTCGTATTTTTCGAGTGCAGCAATCATTCTTGTCATGCCGATTCCTCCACCTACACGTGGAAAGAAGTCAAACTTTAAGAACTCTTCTAGTTCTGCTTCTACTCGATCTTTACCGAAAAGATCAAACAGTAAGTTACTGTATGCACCATCTGTAATCGTATGGAAGGTATCTCTCATTTGCTCAACGTCAGTGCTACGTTCTGCACTACCTATTGTTTCCATACCACCAAGGATAACATCGATCTTTCTACTTGTACCATCCCCATTGCGTGACATATTCCAAAATGGACTTGTCATTTCAGGAAAGTCTGTTATCATTGTGGCACCAAACTCTTCGTACATCTTTAATTCATGTTCTGCTTCCATCTCTGTATCTTCACTAAGGCCATAATGTTTTTGCCACTCTGAGTATGGTCTTGCAACTATTTCACCAAAGCCACCAAAACCTAAGTATTCGCATAGTTCATATTCCATATCTTTAAGATCGTTTATGTCACCGGGCATTTCAAATTCAAACATCGGAAAGATAATATCATGTCTACCCGGTATTGCATTTGGTTCTTGTCTGTACGAAGTGGAAACACAAAAAAACCCCGGAGTATCGGGGCTACTTAACAATTCATGTTCCAACCACATCTGGCCGGTTTGTGGTAGAGGCCAGACTTGGCCCGCATAGTTGTAAGTAGCCACATTGAACGGATCCTCACATGCAGCAAGTATGCTGAGTCTGTTTTGAGTATGGACTTCGAGGAATCCTTTACCTATAAAAAAAGACCTTAATAGGCCAACGGTATCTGTAAATTTCTTGGGGTCTATAAGTTGTGTCATTAATTTTTCCTTTGCACATAAATCTTATTATATATACAAGTTACGCTGAATTTTGGGCTATTTTTTATAAATAGTTACAAGGGGCGAGACATAATATGCGAAAGGTGAATCATATTTATCCATAACACTTAAAAAGGATAAATCAAAATGATTGCAGAAACCTTAGCGGGAATAGCTTTGGTTAAACAAAGCGTAGATTTTATCAAATCGCAGATTGATACTTGTAATGATATAAGTGCAATTGCTGGCTCTATTGATGGACTCTTTCGCGGTGTTGATGAAACAAATCAGAATAGAAATAAAAAAGCTCAAAAAGCTCCTGGCCTAGCTGATCAGTTCGGTGTAGAGTCAGTAGCACAAGAAATGATTGATGCTAAACTTGCTCAAGAGAAATTGCAAGAAGTAGCACAAATGGTTGACATGCGTTTTGGCCCGGGTACTTGGAAAAGTATCTTAGCTGAAAGAGCAAAACGTATACAAGAACATAAAGAAGAAGTGGCTCGCATTAAAAAGCAAAAACTCAAAGAACAGGCTGAGTTCTGGGAGCAAATGAAAATGATGATGATAATAGTACTTGCTATCTTACTTGGAGGTGGTGCTATGATTTATGTGCTGTACATAGCAGCATGATATTTGTCTTTACTTTCATTCTATTGTTTCTTTTTTCTTTGTTTGTCGGGTGGACATACGAAAATAGTGTGTATGTTCACATACCACGAACAGATCTAGAAAAAAGATGTTCAGATATAAAGGAAAGAATCTTCTGGGCTATTCACAATCTTGATCGTGAACGTATAGCTGAATCAATGCGTAATGAAGAACTTTCAGCAAATCCTTCCGAGCGTCTGACTTAGAACCTTTTTTGCCATAACGCTGTGCATACTTCATAACATTACCCATACAAAAACCTGTTCCATGGCCACCGTCAATGATAAACTCGGTGGCTTGGAACTTATCTTTTGAATAGTGTGAGTTATATGTAGAATCAATATATGATTGAAACTCGTCAATCAGATCACCTTCATTAAACTTATAATCAATTTGCATTCGGTCTTTCCCACTTATAAAAAATATGTTCATCAATAGTAATAGTTTTTGTCTTAGATTTAGCCCATGCTGGTCTTACGTAGTCGGCGTGATAATGAGTAGCACCGCCGGTAAAATCTGTGAGTTCTCCGTGATAGATCTTAAAAGCGATGGTACGAGCAAAGCCATAGACGTCGAGATCAAAAATAGGAATATTATCAGACTTCCCATCACAATACCAGCTAAATTGACACCGGTGACGCACAGGGATATAAACGTTAACGTTTTTCCACGAAGGTCGTGTAGGTCCTTCCATAACAACCTCACAATATGAGTGAGGAAAACGACTATCATTAACACGATTGCGAGTGACAAGAGCGACACCGATCATTCCTTTCGTTGATTGATTACGAGCTTCCCAATATACATTATCTGCAATGCATTTCATTTCTGCATCTGGCGAGTGGAAAGGATGTGC